TGAGGGCACTGCTACCACTACAACAGGAAAATTCTCGCTTGCTTTAAAAGGATTGAGAGCTTCGTTAAAGACTTTAGTTCTAACTCATCCTATTCTTACTACTATAGCTTTGGTTGGAACAGGTATAGCGTTATATACCCAGTTTGGTAATACTCTTGAAAATCTACAAAAGAAAGCTCAAGAGTCTAAAGAAGATTATGATAAGACAATATCAGAGATAAATTCGTTAAACGAACAACTTAAAACTACAAAAGATAGAATTGAAGAGTTACAAAGCAAGGATAGCCTTACTATTGTTGAGAATGACGAACTTGAAAAATTAAAAACAACTAATGATGAGCTAGAGAGAGAATTGAGAATACAAGAAGCCATTGCTCAACGAAAAGGTAAGAAAGCAGCTGATGACGCCGAGAATACAATAACCAAAAAATCAGAAGAATACAATGGACATTTTCTTGTAGGTGATAATGACACAGCTTTACAATATGCGGATAATCCTTATGTCTATGACAAAGGCGACAGAATTGATGTTGCCACATGGGATATAGAACAAGCAAAACAAAACAATCAAGAACTTGAAGAATTATATCAGAAAAGAAAACAGATTGAAGATAAATACAATAATGACGCATCTCAATTCCAAGACGATTCGGAATGGAAAAACAATGAAAAAAATATAGAAAGTAAAAAAGCTTATATTAAAACAGTTGAAGATTCTGCTTCTGCTTACATCGAAGCATTAATGGGAGAAGACGATGCTTTATATGATTCAAATGGAAAAATAATAAAAGGAAAAGAGGA